GCCATTGCGAATTCAATAAATCAATCTCTATTTTATTATTATTATTATTTATGATTTGTATAGCTTGTTTGGTAAAATTCACCATTCCAACACGTTTACCATTTACATCAGAATCATTATTAATAGATTGTCGAATATATGTTTTAAAATGAATCGCGCAGTCAATTCTATCGTTCGTAGGAGAGCGAACTTCGCCATCATTTTTAATATTTAAAAACGCCTTCTTTTGTTTATAAAGGGAAATAGATGTCACCTTATCAAAGTCAATAGCAGACCATTTTTGTCCACATTGTTTGATTTGAAGAGTATCAATATGTTTATTCAACATAGTCAAAACCTTACGATACTCGGTTTTACATTTAGTCGCCGCTCTTATATAACTCGTATTCATATTAGAGGTTAATAAATAATCACTAAAATAATCACATGCTAATTCACGATATAACCAACCAAAAGACGACTTTTCTCTGGGAACCCATTTTGCAGCCAACGAAATATCGTCTAAAAACGTAATATATTTCTTATAATCACACTCTATTTGTTCATTTGTAATTTTTACGGCATATTGTATCAATGGGTGACTACTTATTGCTCCTTGACTTTTACAATATTCACAAAAATATTTAATGTCTTTCCAGGAACCGTAGGGATGAGTTTTATCTTCCAAAATAACGAAACAACGCAAAGCGAATTTTGCCAATTCTGGATAAAATGAATACCATGTATAAATCATCATATAGGACAAGGTATATTCCCCTTTTCCATCAATAATGTCGCGTGTTTGTCCAATCATTTTATAAAGTGTAGAAACGTAACCCTTTGCTATTTGTTTAGCTAAAAGCGCTCCATTTTCGATATTATGCTTTAATGATAAAAGCAATTCTTTTAAAATTTCTGCAAGATTCTTCAAACCGTTATCATTTGTCCTATTTAATTGAAAACTAAATTGTGCTATTTTTTCTCTTATATTATTCGACCATCCATATTCTACATGGCCATTTTCTCCAATTTTACTAATTGTATGATTATCTATTGCATTTACGAGTGCAGCCATTTATGATGATATAAATACTATATCTTATTCTTTATATCTTTTTTTAACTGTTTTATCGTGTCTTTTAGTTTTATCTATTTTAGTTTTATCGAGATGTTTTTTGGTTAGGTAAATCTTTTTTGTGCATGTATTAGGGTTTACTTCTTTTAGCTGTTTGGATTTTTCATAAAATATTAGTATTAAATCATTTAAATCTTGAAACATGTGAATCGTTTTTTCAAATGAAATCGCGTCAATATTTTTTATTACCATTAAGTAGTTACTATATTCAGTAGGGTGTAATATAAAATTTTTCACATCGCTAGTATCCAAAGTGATATTATATCTTAAAATGGCTAGCAACGAGTAATTTGTTTCGTGTATAGACATCGACCGTTTAAGTATTTTAAGTATTTCTTCTCTCGATATTACATTAGGAGTAGACATTAAAAAGGATTCTTGGTTTATTTTTTCAATTTCATTGTTTCTATTTATATAGACATATTTTAGGTTTACATAATAGACGTCATCTTTATAAAAATCTTGGTACAAATTATCTGTTTTTTCAAAATTACTAATCCAATCATCATTTAATTTATTAAATTCCATAGTCATATCTATAATATATTATATTTTGCGGATATAATACATTACAATATTTAACTCATCACAATCCTTGACTCATTACAATCATTGACTCATCACAATCCTTGTCCCATTCCCATCAATTATAAGTATCATAATCGGCGAATGAATAGTCGTAATATTCTTCAAAGTCACTTTCCTCATCGTCTATTGCCATTTCTTCATAATATAATTCATCTAATTTGTCAAAATAAGAATAATCATAATTAGGAAATTCAAATATTTTTTCCCATTCTTCATAACCCCACATTTCAATATAATTATGTGTTCTATTTTCGTGTAATTCTACTAAAGTATCCAATACTTCATTTGCTAAACCATCTTCCGGTTTATTTTGTATTGCACTAAATAAATCCTTCGATTTAATAGTAATTTTATTGTTTTCTTTTTTCATAAGACTCCATCCTTGTCTCAAATTTTTATAGTCGGTTTCAATAGAGTCCACCGTTTCTTTGTTTTCGACCACACTTTGCAATTTTTCTGAAAAACTTTTGTCAATATTCGTATTCTTTAAAGTAACAGATTTTGGGGCTACCAATTCAGGAAAATTTTCTATAGACAATGTATCTTTTACTCTTCGTTCGTCTATTTTGTTTCTATCCTCTTTGAATGTTCTATCATGATATCTACTATTTTTAAATGAATTAGACTCCACTGTTGGTTTTTCTTCATTCAATACAACAGGTTTTTTCTCTTTATGATGAATATTAGTAATATTACTAGGTATGTCATTTTCCATCAAAGATGAAAACCGTGAATTTTTCTTGAATTTACTCATTACAACTATATAAACAGCTAGAGAACAATATTATACTATATTATATTGTAACAGTTTTAAATATATTTATAAATAATATAATAAGTATTTTTAAATACAAAGGGTTTAAAGATACAAGCGTATAATATTCATCTCCTCACAGCAAAACATATTAGTTAAAACTGCATAAAATTCTGTGTCCCTATATATTTTTACAGGAGGTCGCAAATAATTTGTTTATTTGCATATAATGTAAATTTGTATAAAATTTTATTACGCCTTTGCAATGGTAAAGGGAGCGGTTACCATGCGCATTTTCACAAGTTATGAAATGCGAAAAGGTCTAGAATTTGAGATAAAATATAAAATAAAAATTTTATAAAAATTGGGTTGTAGCAGTGGGTAAAAAATTGGGTGCAACAATAAGTAAAAAATTATGATAAATGTTATCGTTTATCACAATTTTTAAAATTTATATTTATTTAGATGTCATCAACATCAACATCTTCTCCATCATCTGTTGTAATAATATGATTCATACCTTTCGAAGAAGACTCTATTTGAGATTCAATTAAATCTTCGTATTCTTGAGTTTTTTCATCGGTAAATACAATGCCGTCATCTTCCTCATTCTCTTTAGAAGTAAATATTTTGTTATCGTTATTTACAAATATTGACCAATTCACACTGGTAATATTATTTTTTAATCTATTTTTATCTGCGTCACTATAAACTTCAATAACATCGCAATTCAATAATTTACCAGGCGCTGGTTCTTTTTCCCATTCTCGCAAACCCACTAGAAGCCAAGTTCCATTACTAATAAAGTTATCACGTTTACTGCGACCTCTAAATTTACCTCTAATATGACACAAGAGCGGTTCACCTTTTAAATTAATGACTTGGCAACTCGCCCCACCATAAATTTTCATAACCTGCGCATATAATTCTGCTTCATCTTCTGAAGCTCGTAATGCGTTATTATGATTTTTAACAATAATATTTTTTCGAGCAAAACCTTTATGTTTACTTCCACCGGCGGTATTCTTGACCATTTTAGATTCTATATATTGTTTTTATATAGAATATAATTTTATTTCAATTTTATTATTTTAGAATAAAACAACAAACAACAAATAATAATATTACTTTATTATATAATGCAAGGAGGTAGAAAATTAAGTCCATGGAATTTGTTTGTAAAAAAAATATATCGCGAAGGTAAAGCAAAAGACGATAGTTATGAATTTAAAGAAGCGTTATCCGATGCAAGTAAACGCAAATCTGAGATGAAAAATGTGAATGCAAGTGGTACTAACAATAAAAATTCAAGAAAAACAAAGAAAGCAAGAAAATCAAGAAAATCTAGAAAAATGAGAAAATCTAGAAAAATGAGTTTGGCTCTAGCATAAAGAGACCAATTGCTGTTTATATAAATTATAACCCTAACGTATCGAATAGTTGCGGCATCATCTCTCTTTCCATCTTAGTAACAAAATCCCAGTTTTTTTCAGAAGATAACAAGTCATTATAATTATTTAACAATTGTTTCAAATTAGTTCGCTTTGCAGGGTCAGGGTGAATATTTTTAGAAAGTTCCAATGCAATTTTATTGATAAATGTCGTTTTTAGAGAGAAAAATTTCGATACATGTCCAAATATATACAAATATAATACACTTAAACTATATACATCCCAGGTTTCATATTTGCTCAAAATATCTAAAATAATATCGGTTTTTGGTGTATTTATATATTTCTTTAAAGATTCTATAGCCGTTAATTTATAGGATTCTCTATATTTTTCTGAAAACAGTTCCAAAACCGTTAAATTCTGTATAAAAACATCGCAAATTGATTCGATAAACGAATATGAAATCGTTGGTATATTATTTTGAATCAAATAAAACAAAACGTGGACTTCTAATGGTTTATGCGTATAATCATTGTGTTTCTTAATTATTTTAGTAATATAGTCTTCATTCAGACTAGAGATTATCAAACTCAATTGAAAGTCTATTAATTGCGGTTTCTCTCCACAGTTTGTATTAAAAACTATATTTTGTGGAGATAAATTAAAAAAACATATATCATTTTCGTTTAATTGAAGTAAACTGTTTAAAAGATAAGAAAATGATTCGATAATGTTATGAACAAAAGGGCGTGGTTCGAATAAAGCAAACAAAAAATCGTCAAAATCAACCAAAACGTCGTTTTTATATGTAAAAAGTAGATATTTCTTTTCAGTTGTCAATTCAAGTTTTTCGATAAACGTATCCTTTAATTGGCCAATATTTACAAAATCGTAATCTTCGACTATTATAAAATGATTTGAATAATAATGTAATTTTTTTATTTTTTCACTTATTTTGGCTTCATTTATCGAATAAAAATCATAATTTAATAATTTTGTATTATTTTTGTGGTTTATCATTTTTTTTGAAAGTTTTTTCGAATCAAATAAACGAAAATGTTTATATATATTTGTTATTTCTATATTTGTATCCATTCATTTATTTTTACTCGTTTCTTTATTATTTTACTTTTATTATTCTTTTTACAATAAAAAATAATTTATATTTGCTATTATTTTTTATGCTATATTTTTATTACATTATATTTTATGATAAGTATTGCGCTATTTATGTTTGACCTGTAAGAAATAACGATTTTTATACGTTTTTTTGATTTTTTTCGTTATTTCTGCTGTATTGGTAATTCCATTTTTTACAAGTATGGCGATTTCCTCTTGTAATACACTAATATTGTTTTTACAGAAATCATCAAAACTTTCAGATGGTTTACAATCGTTTCTATTTATTTTAGATGTAATGTGATTATCCATAGCATCAAGTAGTTCCTTTTGAACCCCTATATACTGGCGCCTTTCTGTTGGTGTCTTTTTTTCAGTGCTTTTTTTTCTAAAATAATATCTGGCGCTTTTAAACATTTTGTCCATGATATTACCCTCATATTTTAAATTGATTAATCGCCTTATTTCAGCATTGACTACATCGTCGTTATCTTCCAGCCAAAGATTCCAGGCATCCTTGAAATCCTTTCGATGGTCGTATTGGTGAACCTTTGAAAAGATAAACAATTCGGCAGTGAAGTCATCTGTAAATTTATATCTATAAATATTTACATTAGGCGCATCGTCAAGATGATTATTTTTATGAAGTGTATTCGCGCTTCCCTCGGCATCTGAAGTTGTATCCAATCTATCGTCGCTTGTTCTAATTCTATTATTAGAGTTATGGTGAAGGTTATCAGCACTAATACTATTATTGGATTGTTCAAATAATTCAACCACATTGTTCATTTATGATTTTAGTCGTGTAAGGTTAAATAAGTAGTTGTATATTTTACTTGAAAGTATTTTTATTTCAATTTTATTTTTATATATCTGTGGCAAAATGTGAAAAATAAAAAAGTTTTTATTATTGGTATTATAGTTTAATAACTATTATTTGCGACGGTTTTTCTATATTTATGCATCTTGTTTCTCCTTCATACCCGTCTTCGGTAACCTGTTCTTGATAACGAAATTTCTCAAATATGACTGAATCTACAGGTTTACAATCTTGTTCTAGTTTTACACGGTTTTCTAGTTTTACACGGTTTTCTAGTTTTACACTGTTTTCTAGTTTTACACTGTTTTCTAGTTTTACACTGTTTTCTAGTTTTACAGGGGTTTCAGCACTCTTATCTCGCTGCTCCTGATACAAGGC